CCGGTGACGCCCTTCCGGGCGTTTCGGCTTAGCGCTTATAGATGCTGTGCGTGGTGTACGGCTCACCGTCCCACTCATCGTGAATCTCTCGCGCTTCAAACTCAGGGAACAACTCCCACGGGCTATCAGGATCATTCAGTACAGAATTCGCTACCTCATACATATAGGCCATCATACTATGGCTGGAAGACTTGCCCGCGTTCTTGCCGTCGTCATAGTCGCCAATCGGCATACCGAAGTACCGAGCGCCGAATTCGTCAGAAACGATGGTCCCGTCCATGTGGGTGTAGGTGCCGCCGATGTGGCCCTCAACGCGGTTGTTGTACTTCGAGTTGTCGTGCTTCAGAATACGGAAGTCGTAAACAATGACGAGGTACCTTCCTGCTTTCACAAGAACGTCCTCATACCACGCCGCACACTCAAATGTGTTGCGGAATACCTTATCTTCCTTGAGGGTGTACCACCCGATCTGCGTTGCCTTACTCATAAATGCTACCTCCTATCATGGGACCGGGCTTGTGGCCGGTCTGCCGCATTACCGGGGCAAAGCCCCGTCACTCTGCGATATACAGTTTGTAAGTGGGCTGCTTATTCCAATCACCGTTGTTGTGTTCCACGCACACCACCAAGAAATTGTCGCCGTGGAAAAACTCAGGCACTCTGCAATCCTGCTGGACCGGAACATGGCCATCCACGCTGTAATACCAACCGAGCTGGTCGTGAAGCAGCTCGCGCTTTTTCATCTCCATCTGATAGATGCTGTTGTAGGCTTCCTTACTTTTCGTGATGTAGACAATGTAACTGCTGGACTCGTTGACCCTCATGTTGAAATCGGTATTTGTGAGTTTCATTTTCTTGTCCTCCTGTTTCAAGTTCAAATATTTGCTCTTACGTGGGTTATTATAGAGCAATCATTTGAACTTGTCAAGGGGTTTGGAGCAAATATTTGAATTTATTTTTTCTGTTGTCACAGAAGGCAAAAAAATAAGGCCCTCGGATGCTTTTGTAACATCCGAGGGCCATTTTCCCTATACGCGTGTGCATATAGGCGCGCAAAGGCGCTATGACGTATATGTACGCCTTGCGCCCTTTATTTCAATAGGTATATTAGAAAATTATGTTACAATGTTACAAAGGCTGAAAAACGCCTGTTTTCAAGGCTTTTTGCCGTAACATTCGCCTGTAACGCCAGCGTTACAATGTTACAGGATTTTGTAACATTTTCAGCCGGTGTAACACCGCTTTTCAGCAGAATGTTACACCGGTGCAGCGGGTTATTTCATCCGCGCAATGAGGGCTTCGCCCGCGCCGCGAATGATAGCGGAAATGTCCACACCAGCAGCGTTGAGCAGGTTTTTAGAGGTGTCGGACATCTTAGCCATAGCGCCATCAATCAGCAGTTTGCCCAGCTCAGTAATTTCGTCTTTGGTCAGCTTGCCGTCCGCATGGGCTTTCTTCATACCTTCCACGGTGGTCTGCTGAAGCTCAAGGACGGTCTGCTGGGCGGCGTGAATGATCTCGTTGGTAGCCGTAGAGATGTTTTTCAGCTCCTCGCGCTTGGCGAGCTTGGTAGACAGCCACGCGCCCAAAACACCGATCAGGGTAATGAGCAGGGTTGCCGCGATCTGCACAAGGTTTTCGATGATAACGTTAGTCATGGTGATATTCTCCTTTTCGATATGTATTTACACCTTTTTGGTGTAATCCAGACTGATCCAGCCTGCGCCGGATTTGAGCTTGCCCCATTTGGTCGCGCCGGTGCCCGTGCTCTCCGCGACGATGGTATAAACGCCGTGGTCACGGATGCAGCCGTTCGTACCGTAGCCGGTGCCGGGGCCTTTGCGGATGTTCAGGGCATCGGTGGTAATCTTTACGCGGTACGCGCTGAAGCTGTGCGTCGGTGTAACCGCCTCGCCCACGACGGACAGGAACTTGACGTTGATAGGACTGCAAATGGCATTCTTGCCGTCCACGCTCTTGTCGATGACGGCGCGGTCGCCGCTGATCTCGCGGACGATCCACTGCTTGGCGGCTACCCAGTTCGGGACAGCCTTGCCGTTGTAGTAGGTCGCGCCGGACAGGATGCGCACGACGTCGCCCTTCTTGATGGTGCTGGGAGTGGTAGGGGTAGTGGGCTTCGCCGCAGCGCCCAGCGCCGCAGTGACCTTCACGGCGAGATCGCCCATGCGGGCGTACATCCAGTTGCCGGGGCAGCTCTTGTTGGCAAACCAGCGGTGGACGGTCAGGATCATTTCGTCGGCCTTGGGGGTGTAACTCAGGGTCTTGTCCTTGTCGCCCAGCCAAAGCAGCTTGGTTTTGCCGTTGCGCTGGCAGATGTCCACGCAGAGCTTGATGAGGGTCTGATAGACCACATCCTTGAACGCATACGGTTCTGTGCTGTCGCTGGCGCACTCGATAGTGACGGCCCGCTGGTCGTTGGCATTGGAGGAGGAACACCAGCTGCGGTTTTTCTCCTCAACGTACATACCGACACGACCGTCAAGGCCGATGCCGTAGTTGCTGCTGGCCTGCTTGGAGGTCGGCGTGAAGATGCGGCCCAGCGTCTCCACGCTGCACTGGCCGACCACGCAGTGCGGCGTGATGCGGTCGATGCTGTGGGTACGCTGCCCGCTGTGGTTCGGGCTGAGCTTCGTGTAGCTCACCATCGGTGAATTTGTGTAACTCATGTTTTAGTCCTCCCCTTTGTTGTTGGAAAGCTCGTCCAGAGCTTCGGCGGTCAGTTCCGCCTCGGTGGTTTCGATGGTGGTTTCGGTTTTGGGGTTCATAGTGATTTCCTCCTTATGCAAAGTCATTATTTTTCAGCCGGTCGTCGTAGCAGCGCTCAACATTGGCGATTGCATGGACGGCACGGTTGTTTTCGTAGTCCTTGTGGCTGTCGCAGTATTTTTCGTACTTGTCGATGACGTCCAAAATCTCGATGTAGTCCTCCCGCGTGTGCCGCGTATGCTCGACAAGCTCCATGTTGAAGCGGAGGATGTCTGCTCGCCAGCCGTTGGCCTCGCGCTTATCGGAAAGCGCCTTTTGGGCGGCCAGCTCCGATTTGATTTCCTTCTGTTCGACCTCCAAAGTGGTGAGCCGGTCCAGAACATCTTTGTTGAGCGCCCGGCCAATCGAGCGGGCCAGCGCAGACCACGGGTTGATCTTGATGGGGCTGATTTGCAGGATGGTCAGCAGCGCGAACAGACCGCCGCTGCCGCCCAGAAGAAGATCCTTCAGGGTCATGCGGACACCTCCCTCCAACCGGCAGGATAAGCAGAAGGCGACCACACATTGTTATCTATAAGGCTCTCGTAAACCTTTCCATTAAATCGGACGCGATCCCCCTTCTTGTAAGGGTTGGTGCTGTCCGGCTGCTCCCATTCGGGGATAACGTCGGGATCAGGGATAAGCACCTTTGCGAAAAGGGACGGTGCCGCATCGGGCGTCCAGCTGTCTTGCGCGGTGTGATCCTGCAAAACGGTATAAAGAATCCCGCCATGTCGGACCCGTCGCCCCGTTGTGTACACGGTGCCGGTCTTCCACGCCGGAAAAAGTTCGACCGCCTCAAGGGCGGTCGTGTCATCAAGGCTTTGTGCTGCGGTTTCGATCAGGGGCCGCAGTTTTTGTGCGAGGGCTTTCAGCGTCATTCGTCCGTCACCCCCAGCAGGATTTTTGCCGCTGCCAGCTCGTCTTCAAGGGCCAGTACCTTTTCAGTGAGCTGCGCGCGGGTGAGGATTTCCGTTCCGGGGTCGTCGGGCGGATTGACCGGCGTATCGTCGTCGGGGTCCGTGGTGCCGACCTGTGCCGCAAGCTCCTCATATTCTGCAAGGGTAATAGAAACGGCGCTGAGAAGTTCGTCACTCTCAACGCCGCTTAGCTGCTTCCCCTGAAGCTGATAGATTGTGTTCCCGTCGCCGGACATGACGCCCTGCGCGTCCCGTTTGTCGCACCGGATAAGAATGCCGTTGCGGGTCTGCCAACAGACGTAGACGGGATCGGCAAGCGCTTCTACGCTTTTGACCGTGCCGTCAGCAGACAGGATTTTGAAGTAGACCATAGCAGTCCTCCTTGCTGTTTATAAAAAGGTTGGTGTACAGTGCGCCCATGTTTTGAACGGTGTGCCATGCGTTGAATCGCGCGGCATAGCTGCGCCAGCTTTGCCACGTCGCATAGATGTCCGCGAAGGTCATTTTACCGCGCAGGTATTTCCTGTGTAGCTTTTTCATTTTCTGCCGCATCTTCGTGACGCTGCGCTTATAGATTTTCCGGACGACCTTGCCGGTTTTTGTGATGAAGAAACGCACCTTCAACCAAGAAAAGCCGTGGCTCAGCTTGACGATCTGCGTTTTCTTCTCATTCAGGGTAATGCCAAGCTCGGCGCATATCGCCCGGATATGTGCCACGCAGTTTTGAAGATAGGCTTTAGATGTGTGGATCAGGTAGCCGTCGTCCATGTACCGGCCATAGCCGCGCACCTGCAAAACCTCCTTGACATAGTGGTCAAGACGGTTTGCAGAGGCGAGGGCCAGCACCTGACTGATCTGACTGCCCAGCCCCATACCCTTATCGCCGAAAGCGTCGATGAAATGCTCTGTGAGCGCAAGAAGCCGTTCGTCGGTGAATTCCTTATGCAGGATCGCTTTCACGACCTCATGGGAAACGTTGTCGAAGAATTTAGAGAAATCAAACAGCAGGATATAGCCCTCATTGCCGTATTTCCGGTAGTGCTCATGGAGATGCTGCGTGATCCGGCGCGTGGCAAAATCGTAGCCCTTGTTCTTCATGGACGCGCCGTTGTCGTAGACGAATGTGCGCTCAAGGACCGGCACAAGGGCATTGTCGCACAGGCAGCGCTGAACGACACGCTCGCTTATGACCGTGCTGCGGATATGACGATGCTTCCCGCGCTCATACAAATCAAACTCGTAAAAGCCGGGGCTTTTGAATTTTCCGGCTGCAAGCTGGTTGTATGTGTGCAGGATGTTCAGCGGCGCGTTGGCCGTGTATTTCTGGACGCTGGCCTTCCACGACACACCGCGACGGCAGCACTTGTACGATTGATAGAGGTGCTTATAGCTGAACACCTCGTCGTAGTTATCGTGCTCGGCGCAGGCGGCGTCCCGCTTTGCCCGCCGTGCGGCAGCGCGGCGTTGATACCTTGCTTCTCTACGTTCTTCGCTTGTCATAAGAAACCTCGCTTGCCCCGTATGCCTGTTGGCAGGTTGCAGTAGGCACATAGCGTCACCGGGCATGAAATACGGAATGACCTGCAATCCGTACCATGCAAGCAGCGTCCGCCCGGACGCATCAGGGCATATATTTACCTTTGCAGGAAGGTCAAGCACTCCTTCTCTCCACTCTGCACGGATTTCACTCCGAAAGCTACTCTGTCTGGCACGAGAGGAGCCGAACGCCACCCCGTAGGAGTTGGACGCGTTGTTGTTGTTGCTGTTACCGTTGTTGTTCACATTGGCGAAAGACGACGAGCCGGACGCCTCAGGCGACCGCAGCCACCAGTTAGAAGTCAACCTCGTCGAAGAACTGGCAATTTGTGCAGCGCTTAACCTATGATCTTATCAGGGCAGGTCTTTGTACCGCGCCCTGTCGCTTTTCAGTACGGCTTTCACGAGCCGAATTTCGGTGTCTACAATGTCCATCCAGTATTTCAGGGTGTCCATTTCGATACCGAACAGCTCCTGCGCCACCTCAAGCTGGGAAATCATGCTCTGAAGCTCAGCGTTGGCGTGTAGGAAGTAGTCGCGCCTGATCTGAACCTCATGCTGATTCAAGGGGTATATGCTGTTTGCTCTCTTGACGTCCTCATAAATGCGCGTCGCCGCAGCGGCCAAAGGCTGTGATACATAAAAGGTGTATCGCTTCGGGAAATTCACGCATTTTTGAATCGTGTAAATTTCTAACTTCCTTGCGGTTGCCAGAAACTCCATGTCGGACGTAGAGCGCTTGCTTTTGATTACAGACAAGGGCACCACCTCATTTTTGCTGAAAAGTTCGTAAATTATATTATATCACACGCCCCCCCCAATTTCCAGACGAGAAGTGTGAATTTTCAAAATTTTCGCGCGCCGCTTACGCGGCGATATAGGGGCGTAGGCCGGGAGCCAGTGCGTCAGTATCTGGCCCCACAAAGGGGGCCAGATACCCAAGATGCACAGATTATATGCAGAAGCCGAACGCCACCCCGTAGGAGTTGGACGCGTAGTAGTTGAAGCTGAAACCGCCG